TTCGGTGTGCGGCGCGTGGTCTGCGGGGACAACTGATGGAAATAGTCGTCAGCTCCTCCTTCGAGCCGCTACTCTGGGACGAGTCCCCCATCATCGTTATGTGCGGCGGTCGCGGCTCCGGTAAGTCAGAGTTCGCCGGCCGCAAGCTCTTCGTGCGCGGGGAGAAGGAGGCCGGCCACCGGTTCCTAATCGTGCGCAAGATTCGCCGCACCTGCGCCGACTCGGTCGTATTCCTCATCAAGCGCATCCTGGACGACAACGGCGTCAAGTACGACTACAACAAGACTGACCACACCATCGTGGCCCACGGCCCAGCCGGCCCGTACGAGTTCGTGTTCGTCGGGCTGGACGACCCGGAGAAGATTAAGAGCTTCACCGGCATGACCAGCGCCTGGATAGAGGAGACCACCGAGCTCACCAGGGACGACTTCCTCAAGCTCGACCTCTGCCTGCGTGAGCCGGGCCCGAGCTACCGCCAGATAATGCTCACCTTCAACCCGCAAGAGGTAGAGGCTAAGTGGCTAAAGGAGATGTTCTTCGGCGCCACGCCGTACCCGGGCGCCCTGGTCCACAACTCGACTATCGATGACAACCCACTCAAGCGCCTGGACTTCGCGACGTGGTCGGCCTATGCCGGCAAGCTGGACGCGCTCAAGGACCAGGATGAGGCGCTGTGGAAGATATCGCGTCTCGGCCTGTGGGCGGCCCGCTCCGGTCAGATTTTCAGCTGGGACGTGCAGGACCTCCCGCAGGACGTCAAGTTCGACGACGTGTTCCTCGGCGGCGATTTCGGCTACAGCATCGACCAGGCCGGCGCCGTGCGCATCTACCGCAAGGCTGACGACTTTTGGCTCGAGGAGCTGCTGTACGAAACGAACCTGACCAACCAGGACCTGGCTGGCCGGCTCGTCACCCTCGAGGCCGACAAGCAGCCTAGTTACTGGGATGCTGCCGAGCCCAAGTCAATCGAGGAGCTCAAGCGCTGCCACATTAACGCCATGCCGGCGACGAAGGGGCAGGATTCAGTGCGGGCCGGCATCGACTTCCTTAAGTCCAAAAAGGTCCATATTGTCACCGGCTCGTACCACCTCAAGAAAGAGCACGACAGCTACTGCTGGCGCAAGGACAGGGGCGGGCAGCCCATGGCCGAGCCCGTCAGCATAGACGACCATTTGATGTCAGCCGTCCGCTACGGCATATTCACGCGCTGCGCGAAGACCCAGGCCAGGATATGGAGGGCGTGATGGGCATGGTGAATCGAATCCTCCGCAAGCTGAACCCAGCCAACCGGGCCATCGTCGCGACCGTGACGCCCGGCCAGCCCGTATGGACCAAGAAAGACTACGCCAAGTTGGCCGAGGCCGGCTATCAGAACGTGGCCACGGTGTTCGCCTGCGTGAAGACCATCGCGTCCACGGCCGCCCGCATCAACTGGGTCCTGCGGGACAGGCGGGACAACGAGCTCTACGACCACCCGCTGCTGACGCTGCTCAGACGCCCCAATGACCGCGACAGCGGCATCGTCTTCACGGAGAAGGTGTTCTCCTTCGAGCTCCTGGCCGGCAACAGCTACCTGTACATGGCCTCCAGCGGTCTGACCAAGCTCGAGGGCGGCAAATACCCGCCCCGGTTCCTTTACTCGCTGCGCCCGGACCGCATGCGGGCGATACCGTCGTCCGATTGGCGCCAGCCCATCGCCTACTGGGAGTACGCGGCCGGCAGGGAAAAGGTGCCATTCAGGGTAGAGGACGTCATCCACATACTCGAGTTCCATCCGACCAGCGATTGGTACGGCCTATCACGGCTCGAGGTCGCGGCCCGCGATGTGGACATCTCGAACGAGGCCAAGGCCTGGAACAAATCGCTACTTCAAAACTTCATGACGCCGGCTGGCATGATGAACTTCAAGAGCGGCCTGTCGCCCGACCAGCGCGAGGAGTTCCGCAAGGAGACGGAGCAGATGCAGGGCGGCCCGAGCAACGCCGGCCGCTTTATCATCACCGAGGGCGAGTCCATATGGACGCAGATGTCTATGGCGCCCAAGGACCTCGACTGGAAGGACGGCCAAAAGTTCACGATGCGGCAACTCTGCTCCGTGTTCGGCTGCCCGTCCATGCTGCTCGGCGACACCGAGGCCACGACCTACAACAACTACAAGGAGGCGCGGCGGGCGCTGTACGAGGAGACGGTCCTGCCGCTCATGGACATCTACACCGGCGAGCTCAACGCCCGGCTGGTGCCGCTGTTCGGCGAGGGCCTGGTACTCGACTACGACCGCGACGCCATCGAGGCCCTGCAGGAGGAGCGCTCGACCAAATATGCTTACTTGGCTATGGCCGACTGGATTTCCATCAACGAAAAGCGCCGCGAGTGCGGCTTCGACGACATCGCAGAGGGTGACGTCCTGCTGGTGCCCATGACCAACATTCCGCTCGACCAGGCTGCGGCAGAGCCGGAGCCGGTGCCCGACGCGCTCAAGCCCGGCGTCGAGGACGAGGAGGACGAGGAGGAGGAGCCTGAGGAGGAAGAGGAGCCCGAGCCCGTCAAGCGAGTAAGAAAAAGGAAGGCCGGCGTGCGGGCTATCAAGGCCATCCGAAAGTCCTATTGGACCGAGGACGGCAGGCGGGCCAAGCTCTGGGACGCCTTCGACGTCAGGACCAAGGCCCGGGCCCGGACCTTCCGCTCGCTGGCCCTGCGCTACATGGCGGCCCAGGCCGACGAGCTGCGGGACCGCGTCAAGCGCTACCCGACCGTGGGGGCCGTGGTGGCCTCGGACCTGGTGGACGTCGAGGCGGAGGCCAAGCAGTTCGCCGAGACGTTCCGGACCTGGTATGTGGACCACGCGCTGCGTGCCGGCCAGGCTGGCCTGTCAGCCACGCGTGGCGAGGTGCTCGACGAGTCCAAGGTCGAGGGCCCGCTGACTGGCAAGGCCAAGCCGCCAAAGTGGACGTTCGACCTCACGCCCAAGCGCGAGGAAGAGCTCATGCGCATGGTGTTCGACTCCGGCACCAAGGTCAACCAATCGCTGGTGGACATCGTCTACAACACGGTGCAGGCGGCCCAGGCGGGCGGCTCTACCGTTGACTGGCTGGCCCAGCAGATATGGGAGCAGGTGGACGAGTTCTCTCCTGACCGCGCTCGGCTGTGGGCTGAGACGGAATCCACTAAGGTTGACAACTGGGCGACGCTCGAGGGCTACAAGGACTCGGCATTCGTCGAGCTCAAGGGCTGGAACTGCCAGATGCTCGACACGTCGCGGGAGGAACACATCGTTGCCGATGGCGAGGAAGTGCCACTCGACGAGCCGTTCGTGAAGACTGGCGAGCCCATGATGTTCCCGGGCGACCCGGCCGGCAGTGCCGGCAACGTCTGCCGCTGCCGCTGCTCGCAGTACCCAGTGGTCAGCAAGGACGATTTGGATGCCGAAGCCGCAGCGGAGGAGGCGGCTACGTGGAAGCCCGAGATGACCAGGGCCGAGGCCGACAAGTGGGCCAAGGACAGCGTGGTCAAGGACGTGCTCAACCACAACACCATAGCGGGCTCGGTGGACGGCATCGTCAGCGAGGGGTTCACGATAGGCGGCGGGTCGATGTACGGTAGCGGCATCTACATGAGCGATTCGCCGGTCACCGAGTACGGGCCTGTGAACCTCAAGCTACGCGTCAATGTTAAGTCAGTCTTTACCTACACCGACTCGTTGGCCAGAGAGGCCATGCACTGGTGGAATGGCGACCCGCGTGGGTACGACACGTATGGCCCGCAGCCTTTTGGCCGGCAGATTGCTGAGTATCTGCGGAGCAAGGGCCACGACGCCATCAGGATACCCAACAGGAACGGTAACCAGACCTGGTTCTGCGTGCTCGACCCCAAGAACGTCACGGTCGTCGGCAAGGTCACCAAGGACTAGTAAGGAGCCAACATGAGGAAAGACGAGACGTGCTGGGATTGCAAGCACCTGCTCAGCAAGTTCGGTTTGGCGCCGCCCGTCTTCTGCAAGGCGTTCCCCGACAAGGGCGGCATTCCGTTCGCCGTCGCGTCCGGCAACGTCAGGCACGACCACTTAATCGGTGGCGAAGCCGAGCCGGTGTTCTTCGAGCGCAAGGAGGACTGACCATGACAACCGGGAAGACGGAAACCAAGACCTTCGACTTCGTCCTGGAGAAGATGGACGACGACACCGGCACGTTCACCGGCTACGCGTCGGTGTTCGGCATCACCGACTCCTACAACGACATCGTCATGCCCGGCGCCTTCAAGCGCACTATCAAGAACAACAAGGGCAGGGGCTGGCCCATGCTGTGGTCGCACAAGGTGGACGAACCCATCGGCCTCATATACGGCGAGGAGGACGACAAGGGGCTCAAGGTCAAAGGCCAGTTCAACCTCGAGGACCCGTTGGCCATCCGCATCCGGTCGCACATGAAGCAGGGCTCCGTCACCGGCCTCTCCATCGGCTATCAGACCGTGGTGGAGGAGCTGGACAAGGAGGACGGGACGCGCAAGCTCAAGGAAATAAAGCTGTGGGAGATATCCCCGGTGGTCTTCCCGGCCTGCGACCCGGCCCGCATCGACGACGTCAAGAGCCTGGGGCCGGACGAGCTCAAGCCGTTCGCCAATGAGCACGCCTGCCGGCTGCGTGACCCGGGCGACTTCGAGGACGACTCGTTCGTCCGCACGACGCGCAAGCACAGCGGAAAGACATATTCGGTCATTCAGGCCCGGCTCAAGGGCGAGGACTCGCTCACGGACCAGGCTTACCGGTATAAAAAGGACGCATGGACCGCCGACGAGGCCAAGGCCCACTGCAAGAGCCACGCCGGCCGGTTCGAGGCGGCCAAGTGCAGCGAATGCTCACAGATGCTGGAGGGGGACCCGAATGCCACTCTCCTGAACGACCCGGCCAAGCGCCATTCGTTCATCGTCGCGGAGACGGCCCGCATCCTGAGGCATCGTAATATCTGGCAGTAAAAGGAGACACATGCCACCCATCGAAAAAGACGAACTCGTCAAGCTCCAGGAGGAGAACAACGGCCTGCTCCTCCAAATCCGTACCAAGTACGAGGAGCTGGAAAAAGGCCGTGTCACCAAGTCGGACTTCGACACCTTCGTCGGCAACGTCAAGGCGCGGCTCGACGAGGTGGACAAGGCCTTCGCCACGGTGAGGAAGCCCCCGGTCCCCGCCCCCGGCGCCGAGGGCAAGGACGCGGACGCGGAGTTCGCGGCCAAGACCTTCGACAAGTGCCTCCGCAAGGGTCGGGCCAGCCTGACCCCCGAGGAGCAGAAGGTCATGACGGTGGCCGACCCGACCACGGGCGGCTACTTCGCCATCCCCGAGTTCACGGCCGAGCTCATCAAGGGCGTTGTCGAATACTCGCCCGTTCGCTCGGTCGCCAGGGTCGTCCAGACCTCGGCGCGGTCCAAGCAGTGGCCCAAAAAGACCACCAGCGCAGCCGCGTCGTGGGTCAGCGAAATCGGCACCCGCGCCGAGACGCAGAACCCGGCCTTCGGCCTCGAGGAGATCCCGACGCACGAGATGTACGCGATGGCCAAGGTGTCCAAGCAGGACATCGAGGACGCCAAGTTCGACCTGCTCGGTTTCCTCCGCGAGGAGTTCGCCGAGCAGTTCGGCGTCACCGAGGGCCTGTCCTTCATCTCGGGCGACGCGGTCGGCAAGCCCCAGGGCATCCTGGTCAACCCGGCCGTCACCGGCTACACAGGCGTCGGCACCTCGGCCAAGATCGACGCCGACGACCTCAAGCGGGTCCTCTACCTGCTCAAGGATGTCTACGCCAAGAACGCCACCTGGCTCTGGAAACGCAGCTCGACGCTGGCCATCTCGCTCCTCAAGGACGCGACGGCCGGCTTCTACGTCTGGCAGCCCGGCCTCCAGCTGGGCTCGCCGGCCAACGTTCTCGGCCGGCCGTACGTCGAGTGCGTGGACATGCCCGCAGAGGCCGGCTCGGCCAAGGCTGTCGCGGTCGGCGACTTCCGGCGCGGCTACATCATCGTGGACCGCATCGACATCGAGGTCATGGACGACCCCTACGCGTCCAAGTCCACGGGCTGCGTCGAGTTCTCGGCCCGCAAGCGGGTCGGCGGTCAG